CGCCCAATTAATCGCTTGCCACTCTGCAACACCGTAATTTCCGCGAGGGAGAGACTCCAGGATATTAGTCCTGACGTACTCCGCGCCGAAGCGGTCGCAAAGAAAAGCAAGCGGGGAACAGGACTGAGTCATCGTTTTCTCGTGTAAACACAAGAGTCAGACAAATCGAGATTCTGCACAACGGTAACTTCATCCTGTGTAGGGTGAATATGAGTATCTTCGCCTTTGAACGCGGAGAGCTCAACCTTCGTATGTCTAACGTCCTTAACGGAACGCGGCAGACGGAGTGACTTTAAGTTATGCAGAAGATTCCTATATCTGACCTTAGGTATAACGTCATTATCCTCAATGGTTCCAGCTGAAAATCGTAAGGGGTAGAGCGTTTCACTGGTAGCGAATGTGCGATGCTCAAAAGGAGCTGCACAAAAACCGCTGCCGGCGTCACGTTTAAACTCTACCGTCTCCCGATCCCAAGCGAGATAACCAGGATCATAACGTACATACGAACGAGTACGATTGGTGAACATGGGCTATCCTTTCCAGAACTGTTTCGCAAACCGCCACACCCAAAGGAGCAACGGTACAGCGAAGACGACCCTTATGGTGAAAGTCAAGTGCTTTCGCATAGCTCCTACAAATCCTTCCAACTCGTGGTGCTGAAAACAGCGTCCCACAGGTCGATGAGGCTAGGAATAGCGAAGACAGAGGGCTTTCGAGTCGGTATCCCGGTAACAACGCCAGTGGCGTTGAGTTTTGCCGAGACAGCCGCCGAATACGTATAATCAGCGCCAAAACTGCTATCTTTGAGACAGTACTGAGTACCGATCCCAACGATATGCAGCAGTCCCGTCAGGAGTTTGATATCTCGCATAGCGAGATCCAGATCCCTACGGAGCTGGGCGTTAGAGATTCTACGGTCGGACATATTGGTTTCCTTAGCTGTTATGTGTGGAAAACATACGAGATGACAGCAGCACACTCGGAACTTGCGTCCCGAATGCTGCCATAACGGCGTAGTTGTTACTACGACTCATCTAGTGCGAAACGAAGGACGAG